TCATGATTATCTAACTCAGATCATCATCATAGTAGAGAACCGGTGCACTAAGATACCAGTCCAAAGAGAAATCTTCTCCTGCTGCGACATACCTCGATACTCCATTACCCACAGATGCAGATGGTGCAGGACCAATTACGTTGATTTCATGCATCTCATCAACAAGATTGAGAAGTGATACACCCGCTCCGGGTTTGAAGCGATAATTCGAGTAATAGGGCAACTCGAATTCAACAGTGGGGTTAATTAATGTGGCAGTAGCCATCGTACCCTCCCAAGCTGAAAGCACATTTGAAACATAAAGATCTTTCCCAAAAGTGCCAAGACTAGTTAGATCAATTCTCTCATTTGAAGGGTAGGACAGACTATTTGGTGGAACCCATCTTGTAGCTGACATAAATTTGTGAGTAGGATAATCTTCCTCATCGAGAAAGTAATATTTCCACCTTACACCGCCTTTACGACACACGAATGAAGGTGTTAGCCAATTTATAAGTATCATTTTGGCATAAGTGTACGAATCACTATTTCTCAAATCTTGTCCTTCCCAATCATACCCTCTATACAAAGGGAAATTAGGCTGACGTAAACGCCACAAATATTTTGCACCGAAAACTGCGCCACTATCAATGAAAGTATCAAGAAATTGATACCTTTTCAATAGGTCGCGGAAACTCTTAATTGTCTCACCGAAATACACCAGATTGGTATGATCTAAATGTCGAACTGTACCAGGAGTATCCAAAATCATGACTCCCTCTCCAGCTTGAGCGTCAGCACGACCGGAATCGGATTGTAACTCAGAAATAATAGGAAGAGGTTGATTTTCAGCTGGAAGTTTTAATAGTGTGTCACCACCATCTCTAGGGAAAAATGAGTAGTTTTCTATAGTACGAGATGTTGGGCAGGCAAGCTCAAAATCTTCTCCAGCACGGAGAAAGCAGTTAATTTCAGGGTCATTAGAATCGCTGTCGTTAGGAACTGTCAGTTCATTAAGAACATAAATAGATAGGTATCCATTTTGATAGAGAGGAGCATCATTAATAGGACCAACGGTAAAATTGCCTGTTGTATCAGGAGTTGGTGTATATTTCAACGCTGGATTATAAGAAGTATATTGGTCTATCTCTCTAAAAGCAACATTCTGATTCCATGGGATCGTAATCTCAAAATCTTTAGTATCTGAAATGTCTACAACTCGCTGATAATTGGTAGAAAAATCAGGCGGAGATGAAGGGGTTAAATTGTCTATAGGATCATACACAATTCGGAGGCGTCCCCTGTGAAAATTAGAACAAGCAACACTAAAACGATAAGTAATAGATCCTCGCCAATATTGAAAAGGTGCAGAGCAATGAAAGATAGGTGTAGTATGTATCTCTTCTTTAATATCTCCTTGTACCCAACTAAGTACACTCGGAGAGACTGCAGTTTGGAAGATCAAAGTATCTGACGTCATGGTTCTGCTCCAATTGGCACGTGTAAAGTAAGACTCGGTGGAAGAGATCGCACTGATAGTCATATCATCACCTCCTCCATATCCAGTTATGCCAGGATCAATAGCTAGTTCTTGTTTGGGATCAAAAGTCAATTTCTGGGCAGCGTCTGTGATAGATGTATTGGCAAGATTTCCAAAATACTGCGGACGGAAAGAATTTACCGGTGTAATATTATTAGGACGATTATAGCCAAACAACTTAGCAATATTGCCCACTATATTTGCACCTTTTTCAGTAGCAGTAGCATATTGTCCGATATAGGGCACGGATTTTAATGCTCCAGCGGCGCGTGCAACAGCACTTGCAGGTCGAGAAATGACGCCTTCTCCATACTCATCTCCTCCAGCATCAGAAAAGAGAGATCTCGGTTTATCAATAGGTTCATCAGGTTCTATGAGACCACTAGTAACTTGCTGTTTAGCAGTGAGAGAACTGGCAAGTGATACAGATGGTAGAGATTGAGTTGGTGCTACGACTTGTACATCTTCAAACCATGCAAAAAGTGTAATAGTCACAGGTGTGGTAGAAGCATTGGCATGGGCCAATTTATTAAAAGATGACAAATTTAAACGGCCAAGTTCTCGTATATGTTCTGGTCCGATTGAGGTATCTTGAATTGCACTATATGTAAAGAAATTCACATATGGTACTTCTAGATCTCCTCCTCGAGATTCACATGGATCCAACACTACGTGAGGACGTTGTGAATATCTCAAGTTATCCACAGTAGGAGCATTACCAGGTGTTCGCTCTGGATCACGTAGTCCAAAACTCAATGGATTGTAAGATAAAAGTGCTTTACCATAATAGAAACCATTTCCATTAATTGTGGCACGGACTCTCAATTTTGAACGCATATAAGCATAATTTGCTAATTTTCTGTTAATTGCAGGATTCTGCACGAGAAGAGACCACGGATCGTAAGTTTCACGTAAGAAATCACCTACTTGCCATGTGATCGTAGCAATACGAATAGGTCTGCACAAAAAGGTAGGCAGATCTGTAGATGCATCTTGCAAATCCAATTGGCGGAGAGTGTCAACTGTCTGAGAAACAGTGGCATCATGGTTATCAACCACAGAGGCGAATTCCATATTTACTTGTGGTTCAACACCACCCGTATTGGAATCAGTAAGTCCAGTTGGAACCTCTCCAGAGTCAGAGTAAAGCATCGCACTTGAAAGTGCTAAAGAATGTAGTGCAGGGTTTATAGTCTCCTGCGAAGACTCTATAAAGAAATTATTATTTTTACTGATATATCTATGTTTAGTGTCACAAGGTAGTTTCATATCATACACATCTTGGACATTGGTTCTATTAACATAATATGCATAGGGTACAGCTAAATATACAAAACGAAAAATAAATATTTAGCTGCTAAAATCACTTTTGCATATCGGCCGAATTCCCGTGGGAACAGATGTGACGGCTGGACACCCCAAAAGTTTAATGACATTGGTGGTCTATACTACTAAATTAAGGTAAACGCTCAATCCCATATTTATCCATCCAGACAATTTCACGTTGATCGAAATTGTGGTGAAAATCACGGGAGAGCATGTGTTCATACCCCATTCGGGTGGCGATTCTTTTCAATTGTGTAAAACGTAAATCAAATTCTTCACGCCCATGGAACCACCATTCACGTGCTGCACCTTCTAAACATTGTACAGCTACATAGTTTTGAGACTCAACAGAACTTTCAAGGTTACACATTAAAGACTTGAAAATAGACATTTCGTCCAAATAAGCGAGCCATAAGCCATCATGAATAGTACCATCAGTTTCAACAAAGCGATATTGAGGCACAAATCGAGATTTGCGTTTTAAATAATCAGCTTTAGTATGATGAATGTATGGCACAGATTCGGCTTCCTTTTCAGCCATAGTGTACTCGATACCCATCGTTGCGTACACCCTCTGCATTTCAGTATGATTATAGCGTGGGAAATCGCGAGAAATACCCATTTTATTATCATCCCCGTAAGTCGTTAAATGACAAACACTCTCAAAGAAGCCATTGAAATCGGGATATATCGTTTTAAAGACACATCTCTGGTACAATGAATTCACAATAGAGTTGGTATAAACTGTCATATTCTGTCCCGAAGGATTAGAACCATACAATTGGATTAGTTCTCCATTAAGGTTCATTACGGGGTATGCTACATCAGTGGCGAGTCCACGGATAATCGCCAAATTGTCTTCGGAATAACCAGCCCTTCTCGCAATGTGTTCAAAAATCTTATACGAAAGTAGAACCATCCGAGATGACATGTGTTGATCATAAGCTTTAAAATCTCCAGCTACGATTCGGTCTTCTCCAAAAGCACACAAGTGTTCTTGAAGCACATGCCAGGCGGGTCCATTGCTATTCAAACCAACGGCGCACTCTGTTTTGAGTGGTGCACTTGAAAGGAAATTACATATGGTGAGTAATTCCTTCCGTGTATTGAATTGAAAACTTGCCGGTGCGGCCTGAAACACACGCGTTTTGTTCTTTGTGAGCTTGGTTGGCTCATCTTTGGTACACGCCTTGAAACAGGGGTATGCACGAACATTGTGCTTGTAATTTTCACGTGCCTCACTCGCAATGCGAAGAGTTTCGTCATCAAATGTGCGTGGTGAAGCATTATCGAAATCTTCCGGGTTCAAATCAGTTAGAAAGGTACGTTTAGGTTTATTAATGGGGTGACCCATCGAGGTGTTAGGTTTCATCGCGTCGACGAATTTCATATTATCAATCCCACTAACGGTTTCGACATCAGTCAACGGACGCACACGGATTAATAGTTCTTGGCCATATTTAGTGTCAATAAGTCTATCGATTTGAGCTGTTAAATCTTCAACAGCCCATTCGAGCTCACCAGCAGAAAATTCTTGAAAGGCATTTCCAGCTCCTTCCATATATTTTTGGTAAGGATACCAATCAGGGACACCACCTTCTTCCCGTTTTCGACAATTCGGGGGTTTCCCCCACAGTTGTTTAATTCCCATTTCCTCTTCTACAATAGCTACCATCGGAGATGGAACAACAGAGGATTTAGGACGAACAGTAAATTGAGGAATAGCTCCAAAATGATCAGCTTGACACGTTTTCTGGTAACGCAAAGGACTCTTTTTTGGAATTTCCGGCTTAGGTGTGTAATCAATACCGTATGCTTCAGTCACCATTTTTCCAGTCGATGCTGTAAGTACTACTGCAGATCGCTTTTTAAGGCAATTCCGAGCTTCCTCAAGCCACCTACGAATTACCATTTCAATCGCATTAGTTTTCTTTCGATCACTTGCAAGATGAAATCCGGCAATATAGGATTTCGACTTTGTATCAGTAACATGGGCAGCCATGCACAAACCGGGAAAGGCGGATGCTTCCATATTGTAATAACCTCCGTATTTAAATCCTGCACGAGTAGTTTTAACAGGACCAAATTTGTCCAACTTACACAGGTGGGAAACAATTTCAGAGTCGAGAGTCTTATACAACATTTTCGTAACAACCTTCTTATCGGAAAGAGTAGTAGGGAAGTAATCAAGAATATTCTTCATATCTCCACTTCGCGCAATATAACACATAGAGATATCTGAGTCAGGATGCAAACGGGTACAATCCTTAGGACTCAACATACATGTGAAATTCTTCCCAGAAGAAAATTGGGGAGAACGCATCTGAATAGAAATATCAATTGTCTTGTCGATGGGTACCATATGATTTGGAATTAACAATAAATTAGAGTCGATAAACAGAGCGTTAGCATGTTCATACTTTTGGAAATTAGTACCAATTTCTGCAAATCTCACATATGCAGATTGTTTGGCAACGACTCCAGAAAGATCATCAACACTGTGTCCGTCTTTCAAAC